CAGGAGATATCAATGGATAGATAACATTCCCAGAATGAAGAGGAGTAGTTCCCTCCATCGCTCCTCTGATCACTGCTCCAGAATATGCATGATCATATGCTGATAGATCAAGATCTGTTAATTCATCCTCTCCAAATAGATCCTTCAGATTTACACCTGCTGAAAAGAATACTAATTCATATGCTGATGGCTTACCATTAACCATATCCACAGACATTAAATCAATACTTCCCTCTCTAAATAGTTCTTTATTTACAAATATTGTAGCATTCTGTCTTAGGGAGGCATCAAAGCCTCCACTCACATCTGCATTATAATAATGCTTGAATACAGAATTATTATTCTTAGAAGCAGGAACTTGAAAACTCTGAGTATAATCAGTAAACAGCTTACTGATATCCTTCACATTCTGAAGGCTGAGATTGATATTGACATCCTCATCCTTAAATGTATCTAATCTCTCTGATCCTATATAGATCTCTATCATATCATTGCATTCTCAGGGTTAGCCATCTCAATATCTATCGTATAATTGATAGTCTTATCATTGATATGCCTCTGTAATCTTAATGAATTAGTAAGGACATTTACTGCTCTCTGATCTTGTGATATATCAAATCCTGATCCTGATTGAGTAGTCGTTCTATTGAACACCATCAATACATACTCACTCATCAATAGCTGCTCCATTACCTCACTATAATCCTCAGATACAAAACCTGTATTTAGAGTCATCTTGTGATTAACTTGATGATTGTATGATCTAATTCCTCTCGCTTGATTTCCCCAAGTATATCCAGATGCTGAAGCATTACCAATAACTGATCTATATGTCTTCTTCTCTAGATTGAGATCAACATCTGATCTCTTCAAGAATGTTATATAATCCCAAGTACCATATCTATTGACAAAATAAAGGGAAACAGGATCATACTTAGCCTCACATTCATTATAGACTCTGACCTGATCAATTACATAATTAAACCCATTCAATAACTGAATATCATAATACTCTGTGTTATAAGGAGCGGTTCCTGTAAGACTATTATTAGCCTTCCAATTAGATAGGTTCGCAATTCCTGAAGGGAATAATAATACTCTCTCCTCTGCCTTAGTTTCAGAAACCGAAGCCTCTGTTACCGCATATTTATAGCTAGTACCATCATCATTCAATACCTTGATATTAGCTAAACCTATGTTTGCACATGATAATGATTCTATAATTCCTCCATCCGCTAATACACGATCACGATAGGAATAGATAATATCTAAACCCTCTCCATGAAGACCTAGATAGATAGGCAACATCCAAGCATCCTTCTCATATGCATATCTTGATTTATCCTGAAGGAATGGCCCTTGAATCTTGTGATTCGCACCTTCCACGAACTTACCATATCCATAGGTAACCATGAAGATATCTGTAGATCCTGTATCATGAGTTACGAATGGCGCTGATAAGTATTCTATATCATAGTCTACCTGAACGAATAACTGCGAGTCTGGGGAGTTATATACTATCCCATCGCTATATAATTTGCTTATTCTATTCGCAAACTCATTCTCTAGAAGAGGAGCAATGTCTGCCGTTGGATATGAATCCACAAATCCTGATTGTCTATCAATCGTATAGATAGGAGTCGCAGGCTTAGATGTTTCTTCACCTGACCAAGCATATATCTCTAGCTTAAAATATCTAATATCACTTGCTGCTGTACCTGTACCATTCCAAGTTATTAAAATTGGTGATCTAGCTGCTACTAATCCCTCTGGGCTAATTACCGCCATCTTTGTATTGTTCGTTTAATTTATCTATTGTAAACTCTAGAAAGTCCTCAACATCTAGAGCATAAGCCTCTACTATCTCATTAGGGAGTTTAGCATATCCTAAGTTAAAAGGTCTAGAATAAAAGTTAGAAGCAGGAATTCCCTTCTTACCAATGCTCTTGACTATAGCCCAAGCCGTTTGGTCATAAGTCTGAAACTTCCCTTTATTACTTCTGAACTGAATCCTACGATCCTGAACCCATTTTCTAAGAGGTGTGAATGGTGGATTCTTTCCTGCCTTCCTTCCCTTATCTACCCACTCCCCATATTCATTCATTAGGAAGTCAAACTCAAAAGAGTTCGGCATAGCCTTCACATCAAAGTCCAGAGATTCATAAAGGCTATTAGTTACATTCTTCTTCTTTCTCGTAAGATTCTTTCTAGACTCCTTAACAAGATACTTCCCAAACTTATCTAATGCCTTCTTTGTATTCTCTCCCTTCATCTAGCAGATGTTGTTAGGGTTTATAGCCTCTATCTGTAGTGTTGCTTTCCATCCACATATATTAGACTCCATATCCTCATCAAAAGGCTCTGCTACAGGATCATTAATCAATCTGAAATAAGCATCATACTGATCACCTCTTCTGAAGGTAGCGAGTATCTCAGATATCGCTGCTAGAGTTCTATGATAGATATCCTGCTTCATCATATTCCCCTCATATAGATCCTTCGCTTCTTTGCTCCTGTCATCACATGAGCAATAGGAAACATATCCTGCTTCCTGAAATCTAGATCAAAGATATCTCCCCAAGTAACTTGGTTGATCTGATCATTTGCTGATGCAGCACTCTCTAGTGCCTCCGTAATTTGATAATATCCCTTCTTCATACAATTAAAAAACCCTATCTGTAAAAATAGGGATAAAAAAAGAGGAGATCCACCACAGACCTCCTCAACCAAACCAATCTAGCGAACCACCACTAGATGCCTAAATGCTCATCTTCTTCTTCCTCACATCTGCAATCGTAGTAATCAGGATCTTGTGATTCTCCACAAACACTACAAGTGCTATCGTGATAATACTGATAGCTTTCTAATTCCCAATCTAAATATCCCATTACTCAAAGAAGTTAATAATGTTAGTCAATGTGCATTCAAATCCGAATACTGCTGCTACTCTATGACATTGGTTTAATGTAAGATCTAAGCAGTATCTGTTCTCCTTCAATCCTGTGATTAAGGCTTTAGTTGAATATGGATACTTAATCATCTCCTGATCTATCACCTTGATCGCCTCTGGGCTTAACTTTTCATATAAATTCATTACGCAGGTATTTCAAGGTTATCAATAACGAAATCATAAAGGGCAATAAATGCTAACTGCTGAATGTTTGTGATCTCACCAAACTCATTGTCCTTCCAATCTGTCATTCCACAGGCTTCAATAATCTGAAAGCAATCTGAATAATAGATACACTCATTATCTATCTCCTGATGTATAACTGAATAAACATCACCAGAATCGCTCTGCTCAATCTGATCCTGAAGATCTCCTAAAAATGCATACTTGTTAAATCTTTTCATCTCTCTATTATTTTACTTCATGAATAAATAAAGTCCCATCTTCATAGAACTTAATACTTTGTCCTAATTTACTCTGTAGGAAAGCATCAACATTTGCTTCTAATCCAAAGCAATTCATTTGTCTACTTTAATTGATTGAATGTGTAAAGGTTTTCTGAAATCATCATCTCTCTATCTTTTTAATGATATTCAAATCTAAGAAAGATATTTTAATTGACAAAGAATTTTAATTACTTTTTTTCATGATAGACTTTTCAACCTCATTCTTATCTATCTCATACTCCAGATAAGTGAGTGCAGTTCTTAGAGGTAACTCCGTTACTTTCTCAAATTGTAAGAGATCTCCTTTAGCAATCTGATGTACTGCTCCATACCATCCCCACTTTCTACTGAAGTTGGATTGGGCATCATATCCTTCTTCTCCTCCTTCTCCAAAGATTGTAGGAAAGTTATCTGTAAGTTGGTGGCGATACGATAAAAAAAAAGCAGACAACCTAGAAAGATGTCAGCAGATAGATCCTGAAATCCATTCCCATTATGTGCCTCTGGATCATAATTCTCAATGCTATGCCTCCCAAACATCTTCTTAGTGATAGGTCTATATAAGACTCCTAATATCCTCTCAGCGTTCTTATATGGCTCTTGTAGATAGGTATCTAGATCTATATACTCTCCCATAGATATATCTTCTATCTTAGGATGAAATCCATACTCCTTACCCTTGAATTGAAATGTCTTAACTAGGTTAGGCTTTTCAGCTAATACATTACCTATCTGATTTCTGATCAGATCCAGATCCTTCTTCTTCATTCCCTCCTGTTGATCAGGAGTCAATCCACAGAACTGATATAATGCTATCTCATCACCATTCTCCTCATTAGCCATAAGGATGAACTTCTTGTATGCATTTAATTTAATATCTGATAGATTCTCTGGAATCTCTATGCTAACGGATTGTGTATCTCCCATAGTTAGGTTTGCTTAGTTTGTTATATACTCCATACCTGATAGCATCTATCAAGTGATTGTACTTATCCTCAGGCTTATTCAGAAGATTACCATTCTTATCCTCTAGCCATTTATAATTCTCCATCTCCTTCATCAAGTTAGAGCCTATGATATGGATCTTAAATCTCTTCAACATATCTATCCCTGCATTGACTGAATCCGATCCCTTAGCCGTTGGCTTAATGTTCCATCCCATTCTATGTAGTTCCTCTATACTCTTAGGTTCTGCTGAATCACCGAAGATCTCATCATATCTCCCCATCTCTAGCTTCCTAAATTCTCTATCCAGATCCTGATTTGTGAGATTCGTAGAATAGATCATCTCCTCAAAGTATAAGTTATTTCCTTCCTGATAACATCTCACCAATGCACTAGGATCATTCGTGAATCCAAAATCAAGCCCATAAGATAGAAACTTAGCAGTAGAAGGAATCTGTTGTATAGTCGTGAATTGGAATACCTGTGCTCTGTTCGTTCCTCTCTCCCCTAATCCATAGACTCTCCAATAATGCTCATCTGTTTCCTTTAATCTCTCTATCTCATCTATGATAGTCTGATCTAGGAATGGATTGTCTCTGTATGTGGTTTGATAGAAGTCTGCATCATCTCTTGGTATTACTCTATCATAAATCCAATGGAAGGTATCTGAAGGGTTATAGTCAAGAATGATTCTGCCGTTGGTACGGAATACGATTTGTTGCCAGTCCTCAAAGGTCAGTTCATTAGCCTCATTTAAGAATGCTAGATCTCTCTTCCTACCTCTGATCTTCTGAGGCTGATCCATAGATATAAACTCTACTAGATTGCCGTTGAGTATATATTCAGAATTGGATTTGTTATGATTCTCCTCTCTATATAGATCTGATCCCTTCAGGATATCTATGAAGTCCCTCATGACTGAGGAACGCACTGCAGGGAATGTCTTTCTAGCGATTGTAATAGTCTTACCTACATTCTCCCCACAATAATAAAAGATAATCCATAAGAGAATATTGTATGTCTTTCCTGAGCGTGTTCCACCCTGCTCTACAATTATCTTCTTATCTGATCTCTTTAAATGACCAAATACTTTGTTAACTCGGATCTTGCTCATCCACTTCCTCTATCTGGAATGTCTTTATTCCCTCATGAGATATCTCCTGTCTCTCAACATATCCTCTCTTCTTACCTTTAGTCTTTAGATAGAAGATTGTAGAGGTCGGATTCCCTCCCTTGATCTGTTGATGTAATTGAGATTCCGCAAAGTCTATAGCTACATTCTCCACATCCTGAACCGCTCTCCTATATTCTGGATCATTATCCATCCATAGATAGTGGGTAGTTCTTCCTATCCCTACGCTCTTACAGGCAGATGTTACTACTCCCAGAGATTTCTCTAGTGCTTCTAGCATTGCCTTTTTATGTTGTTCAGTTTTGTCCATCACAAGTTTAGCTTAATAGTGAATTCATTAGCCTTTCTCTTGGCTGAAGATATCATATTAGGATATAGTTTTATTAGCTTCTTAATCGCATCTCGCTCCATCTCTATAGTTCTGTAATCCTTACATCCCCCATCTGTTGTCCAATGCTCATTCTCCCAATGCAAATATCTAACCGCTAATATCCCTCCTTTATCTTTTATATGCCTCAAGCATATCTCATAATCTTCCTTCACCTTAAATTCAGGATCAAATAGATATTCCCCATCATTGACTATACCCATACAGGAAGCCGTAACATAAGACCTTGTTAAGAATGGTTTATAAGGATATGTTCCTCTTGGTGAGGATTCAGTTCTTGTTCCCCATATTTTATATCCTAACTGCTCCGTAAGATCAAAGAACTTTAGAAACTCCTCTGCCCAGAATCCCTCATCTCTGATCTCAATCTTCTTAGTCTTTCTCTCCTCTAGTTTGTTATACCCAACATTCTTCGCATCATCATCTAAGAATACCACCCACTTCTCATCCGTATTCTCCAGAATCCAATTCCTAGTATCTGTTATACCTCTCACTTCCTTAGGCACACATACTATGTTCTTTACTATCCCCTTATATTGGTGATACTCACTCTCTGGAATAAAGAAGGTGCTGAGGTTAGGTAAGATCTTATTTGTTGTAGTGAGTCCTGCTCTTCCTTTACTTGGTACTGCTATCAGCATGTATTCTTTCTTTTAGATCACTCCATTCTAATACTCTCTCTAAGGATACTGCATCAAATCCTGATCCCTTCTTATATCCTCCTCTTCTAACCATCTTTAATTGTAGAGTCTCTTTCAGATCCTCCCAATCCACAGAATTAGGTTCAGCCATAATAAGGATGTATTCCTTTGGAGGTTCTACCTGAACACTCTGAGGCAATTCAATCTCTTCCCCATCCTCTAACTCATCTACCTCATCATCTAAATTAGGAATCTCTAAACCCCAATCCTCTAGATCCTGAAGATCCCATTCATTAGCCAATAGATCCCAATCCCATTCACCGAATGAGGAATTATCCTTAATGATGAATTCCTTCTCCTGTTCTGGAGTAAGGTTATCTGCAAAGATTATAGGTACTTCCTTGAGTCCTGCTTCCTCACAAGCCTTCAATCTCATATTCCCTCCTAGTACGATCATATCCTGATTCACTACTATAGGTCTTAGATCTAACATCTGAGGAAACTCCTTAATGCTCTTTACTAACTTATCAAATTTATTACCCTTAATGAATCTAGGATTATCAGGATTTGACCTTACCTGCTTAATATCTACTCTTTCCATAATTATAGAACCCTTTAATACTCAACTAAGTTACGCAAAAACTCCCTCTCATGGGGAGCTAGTTTGCCTCTTCTATCTAGTTGGATCATAATCTCTAGTAGTTTATAGTAATTTTTCTTGTTCACTAATGTGAGATCAGATCCTGCTTGATTCATTTATTGATTCTAAAAGTGAACCATTGAACAGAACACTCATCAAGATTCTCCTCAATCATAAATAAATGCCAACTCCAATTCCCTGAAGCCACTCTCAAGATAGTTACATTCCACCAATTAGTCTCCACTCTGTTCCACCCGAACAATTCAATATCAAAATACTTATGCATCTCTTTCTGTTTTAATTACTGCTCTTAATTGTGCTATCTCCTCCAGAGATAGATCCAGAATCATATCAACCTTATTCTGTATATCATTCATCATCATCTCATCTGTCTGATCTAACTTGCTCATAGGCTCTCTGATCATCATCTCAATAGATTTCTCTAGGTTGTTCATCTGCTGCTTTACTCTCTGCGAGTAGATAGGTGTTCCCTTCATCAGATCCATCTGCTCTAGAGTTACCTGATACAAAGCCATCAATTTGACTCCGTGCTTAAATAATTCAAACTCAGTCATTTTCTATTCCGTTATC